GTTCCTGCCGCAAATGCGGGCCGTCGAGAACGCCCAGAAGATGGACCTTGAGGCCGACAAGCTTGAGGACCTGATGCCGCTGCCGGATCTGGTGGGCGGTTCGTTCCTGGAAGCGATGGAGGAGGACTACGACAACCTGATAGCCGCTCTGCGCGGGATGATCGGGCAGCGTATCGCAGGCTCGATCGATGAGACGATGATCGGCGCCAATATGTCGGACATGACCCTGGAGCAGCAGGAGAGCTTCATGCGGTCGCTTGAGAAGATGCTCAAGTCCATGAAAGAGCGGGCAGAGCAGGCGGTGAAGTCTGGCGTATACGCTACCTCCCGAAACTTCCACGTCATGCCGACCTTCAACGAAAAGCAGCTGACCCAGATTTCCAGCTTCCAGGGAGCCAGCGCTGGTGCCGGCGCCAATATCGAAGACGTGATGTTCTGCGCCCGCAAGCTGGCCGGTACCGGCGGCATCGACCTATCCATGGTGGGCTTCGCCGATCAGCTGACCGGCGGCCTGGGCGAAGGTGGCTTCAACCGCACCAGCAGCCAGGCCGCTGAGCGCTCCAGGATCATCCGCACGGCATACATGGCTTACGTCAACGACATTATCGATCGCGACATGCTGGCCAAGTACGGCTGGTGCTGGGACGACAGCGAGCGCCCCTACAACGTCAATTACTACGGCTCGATCGCCGCCCTTGAGGCCGAAAAGCAAGCCAGCCGAGAGCGCGCCATGAATACCGTGGCGATCCTGGTGCAGGTGCTGGTCGGACTGCGTGACTTGGGCACGGATCAGCCAACCAACGAGCTTCTACTGCTGATGGCCGAACTGGACCAGGAGCAGGTCAAGGCCGTGGCCAAAGGCCTGAAGAACGCCAAGCCGCCTCAGCCGGATATGGGCGGCGGCGGGAGCATGATCCTCGGGCCAGACGGCCAGCCAGTAGAGACATCAGAGCCCGAGCGGGCGCTGACCAATGACAACGAAGAAGAAGAGGCCGCGTGATGCCATTTCGCACCCCCATCATCAGCTACAACCTGAACGAGCGCGGCCGCGACTACACCGGCCAGGACCGCGCAATCGACATCGATGCCGCCATGCGGCTGATCAACAGCCCAGCAACACAGGAGGCAGTGCGTAAAGGTGATTTCAATGGCTACCTGGGTCATGGATTCCGCGAGAAGTACGGGCTGGCCGTGCCAGAAACCGTGACCGAGGGTGGTAAAACGGTCGCCCTTGAGCCGGCGTGTAAGACAGTGCTCCTAAAATGCCTGCCAGATGGCACCCTGCAGCACCAACAGGAGTTTATGGACACGGCATCCGGCCGGGTGGGCGCGCGCATCTACCAAAGCGGAAATTGGGGGTTCAGCTCGGTATTCCATGCCCCTGAGGTGAACGGTAAGCGAACCCCACTGCGCTACTACGGCATGGACTTCGTCCGCAGCCCCAACTACGACACCAACCGTGGCTATGCCACCATGTTGGACAGCACAGAACCGGGGGCGATGTCCGCAAGCGGCTTTGCCCAGGATTACGCTGATATGTTGGATAGCGTGAGCCAGGCCCTGGCGGAGAGTGATGCCCGAGCCGCCAGCAGCGAGGCCCATTCTGTTGCCATCAGCGAATCCTACCTGCACCAGTGCCAGGTCAACGAAGAGCTGGCCGATCGCTGCGCTCGCCTTGAGGAGAAGCTGAAAGCCCACGGCGCAGCTGGCAGCATGCTGGACAGTGTGACGCCGGAGAAGCTGGAGCGCGGGTCCGTGTATACGCGTTCGCGCGCCGCAGAAATGCTGGATAGCGCTGATCGCTTCATGAGCGCTGCCTTGCCGACCGATGAGCCCGCAGCCAAGCCTGAAGAGGACAAGACCACCGGCATCATCGCCAGAGGGCAAGCCCTGGTGGCGCAGGCATTGGGGCTGCGCCGCTGATGGAGAAGATCCTAGGGCAAGACCAATACGACCAGTCCGGTTTTCTGGTAGGGCCGAAGACTGAGGAGGACATGGACAAGGAAGGCCGCCAGATCGAAATCCTGCGCGCCATCCATGGCGATACTCAGGAGACGGTTGACCAGCTGGCGAGGATCGCTGACGGCATCGGCAAGCTTCCTCTCACACCTGCGCCAGTCGGACCGGTGGCCCGGGTGGTGGGTGAGCAGGGTAGTGATGAACTACGCTCGAGTATTTTGCATGTCGCCCCGGCCGAGCCAGGCGACGATGGCGAACGTGGTGAGCAGGGGCAGGCCGCACCAGCTCAGAGCGCCGAGGCAAGCCCTGTATCGCCCCCTCCGTCGCAAATCGACCTGAGCACCGCGCCAGCTGTGAGCGTGCAACTGACGGCGCTTTCAGAGCCTAGGCGGCCATCCGTGCAGCTTTCACCGCCTGTGGGGCCATCGTCAGCCCCTGCAGCGCCTCCTGAAGTGGCGGGCAGCCCGCCGCTACCGCCAACCCAACGGCCAGCCATTGCTGACCCAGAGGTTGCTGCAGTCGAGAAGGAGGCGCGGGAGGGCAAGCAGCGCGACCAGGTGCGCCAGGCCAACGGCCGGTTCGGCTCCAGCGAGCGCGTAGCCAGCCCAGCAGATGCCGGTGATAACCGTCCAGGGAAGACTGGCGAGGCACTTTCGGCCGCCTCCGAGTCGCTGAAAAACGCCGCCCGTGGCATGGCTGACGGCGCCGACAACATTGACCCTTCGGTACAGGCAGCCAAGGAGGTGAGCGCCGTTGTGTCGCCCGTGCTTGGCGTGTTCAAGCCGCTGGCCGGGCTGTTCGGCTTCAAGCGCTCGACGCCCGAAGAGAAGCGCCATCGTGCCGACGTGCTGTGGTATCGCCGGATTTGGAATGCCTTGCGGGACAAAAAGTCCGACTCACGCATGGGGCTGATCCTTACAGGCCTCATGGCCGCCCTGGGCATGTTGCTGGCGCCGATCAAGGCGCTGGCGCGCATTACAGGGATCCTGCGCGGCCTAGCCGCGGCCGGGGGGATGCTGAAGGGCGCCAGGGTGCTCATCAGACGGCGCGGTCTGGATGGTCGGCGGGGCCGTGACGGGCAATCCGCCAGCAGACGCGATCGGCGGTCTCATCGAGGGCCTGCGGACATCAAGGCCGATAAGGCGGCCAACCACAGCAGCAATCGTGGCAGGCCTGGCGCTCCTCCGGACGCGAGAAAGCCAGCCGGCACCGGAATAGGCGCCAAAAGCGCTAAAGGCACTAAAAACACTAAAGGAGCTGAAAGCACTAAAGAAACTGAAAGCACTAAAGCGCCTGATGCGTCAGAGCGTCGATATGGTATCGGCAGCAAGCTTGGCCGCGCTGTCAAAGGCGTTGGCAAAGGGCTGCCATTCCTGGGCGCAGTGC